CATACCCATCAAGTGTTTCAAAAAATAAAAAACCAAAACCCTTCGTTGAAGATGAAGTTTTTGAACATAACCATTGTATTGTATCAAAAGGTCTTTTTTGATTACCTACAAATGAATAAGAATTGGCAGATTCATCTTTATCTAAATTTTTACTTGTTTGAAGTCCTTTGCTATCATTTTTCATGATATCTAGAACCGTATTTGAAATATTGCCTGCAAATTTTTTACTTAATCTTGAAGTTTCATTGATGATTGATTCAACAGACAAAAACTCTAAAGTTGCAACTTGTGAAGAAGAACTCGTCGAAACATCTTTAACAGAATTAAGCATTAAAAAATGTTTTTCTGGTTTAATTTCAAAATCATCATAACCATCAACTTTAATTCTTAATGAAAGATACTCTCCACCTGTAATACCTTCACGACCTACTAATTGGTCAACATCAACAAAATTTAATGACAAAGATATTGATGGACTTCTTATACTTTCAAAGTATGTGATATTTGGATTACCACCAGATATTTCAAACTGTTGTTTTAAAGAAGAACCTTCCGTTGGTATCAACGTACATTCAGAGATAAAATATTTATTTTCCATTATTGTATGAGTTTAGCTATGTTATTAGGTAATTCCGACCTTTTCATTCTTGTAACGTTTCCTCCTACAGGTTGTGCTATTGGAACTGGAGTGGGAACTTGTGTAATTTGATTTTGAATAACTGGTTGAATTACCGTTTTGACTCTATTTCTACCTACACTTTGATTTATACTAGAAGCGAGATTAGAATATTCTTCATTAGGAATGACATTACCAGACTCTGAAGGAACTATAAGCTCAGGCCCTTTTTCACCAACAACATATGGTTCACCTTTTTTAACAGGGCCACCCTCAGATCTTACATTTCCTCTAAAAAGAGCTGTAGCAAATATTGAAAAGAGTCCACCCAAATCAGGCACCTCAGTCTCACCTGCTTGAGCTCTTTTAAATCCTTCTTCAAAACCAAGTTCAAAAAATCTTTGAGATCTTATCAATGCGGCTTGTTGATCAGGTTGAGCATTTCTCTGTGCTAACGCCTGTCCAAGAAGGTCTCTTTCTTTTTGTCTTATTTGATATTCTCTATTATCCAATTGTATTCTCTTTGAAAGTAGAGAATCATAACTAAATATGTTTCTTATTGATATTGACATTTTATACTATCGACAAATACTGATTTGATATCACATCAATAAAAGGTATCATACTACTGGTATCAGATAATTGATCACTCGCTATACTTGCAGAACCAAAATTGGGTGCGGATTGTTGTAGGCCAGTAGTGTCACCATCTCCACCTATCGGTGGTAAAATCTCCGTTGACATATTATCATCCTCTGGTGGTTCACCTATATTTTGAGATAATTCTTTATTTTGTATCTTTGATTTTATATTCGGTGATATCAAAGGACTAGGAGCAGCACCTGACTCTACTTGGTCTCCAGAACCATACTTACTAAAGAATGTATTATCAACTCCCGATTTACCTCGATATGCATCACCTTTCTGATAAGAATCACCACTTAAAAATTCTGTATTTCCACCAACATGTTCCTGTGCAGATTTTATAAGTTTTTCATTTTGCAAATCTTTTGCTGTTTGATCAAATAACTTTTCAATATCTTTCATAGATCTCTTATCACCTCTCTTATCAAAATATGATTTCATTGCTAAGATAGCGGTGTCTTTGTCTGTAATATTTGAAAACTCTGGTGCAATTGTGCCTTCTGTCTTAGTTGGATCTTTAAATGCTGGTTGATATTGTCCTTCTTTTAGAATAATATCAGATAGAGTAAGTTTTGGAAACTTTCCACTTTTATCTGCTTTAAAAGATGATTTAGTATAATCAAAAGCCGCATCATCCATTTTACCATCTGATATATCACTTTGAACATCAGCAAATCGATTATAAATTGATTGTGCAACATCAACTCTCGCTTGAGAATCTCCACCCTCCAGTGAAGATATG